GAACAAAATTTAAATCAACATCAGGATTCATTTCCAGTATTTGATGTAAATTTTTAACCATATATTCACTAATCATCTCATCACCATCCAGCTGGTAGATATAGTCACCTTTACAATACCCATTCAATATGTTTTTCCAATCCGCAAAATTATTATTCCAATCAAAACATCTCCATGTTTGGACATTGGGGAATTTATTATACGGTAATAAGAAATCCAGTACTTCGGGATTACCGTTTGTTTCATCATATAGAATTACAATCTCGTCCTGTCCCCTCTTGTGTTTCAATATGAACGGTACCAACTTCTTGATTTCCTCCAACTCGTTGCAAACTGTTATCGCAAAACTTATCTTCATATTTCTTTTTGTTTTCATTTATTGTTAATTCTTCACATTTCCAACACCACTCCTTATCATCTGTGTCCCATATATGTTTATCACATTTCATGCTGTATTCCCTCCCATATTTAAATAACGTTGCAAATAATCCGCATTTACATTACTTGTTCTTATTTGACCACCATCATTAATTGTTCTTGTCAATTCTCTTATTATCTCATTATCAATTTCTTCAGATATTCGTTCTGACATTAATCTTGTTAATTCATCCGTAGCGTCAATTGAATAAACGGCATTTAAATCTTGTACTAATTCAGGTCTCCATTGTGCTCGTAATGTTCTAACGATACCCTGAATACCTTCGGAATCAATTGTAAACCCATAAAAAAATTTAAACTCTCTTACTCCCATTATGATTGTATTTCTCTTGCAAATAATTTAAAAACTCTATCATTATCATTGAACGTTATGTTAGCCTCACTTCTTGCAGTTAAACGAATACTACATTCATTAGGACCCGTTGCAAATACAACCGGTTCCTCATTACCAAATTGGAAACAAAATTCAACATTCTCCGGTGTAAATGTTGGGTAAGGTCGAAAGTGTATCGTTGGTGTTTCGTCACCTTTAAAAAATTTGAAGTTCATTTTGAAAAAAATTTAAAACTATTTGATGATGTTCCCATTATGTCTAATCTATGTGATGGATTAATGGTACCAATACCAACAAATCCACGTGATGTTATTCTCATTCTTTCCACTCCACCGTTTGTGTAAAAAGTTAAATCTCCATTATAAAACCCTTTAAAAAATTTGAAATCCCGCATATCTTTATAATTTAGGTCTAGCAAAAAGTTTAAAAGTTTTACCCGTTACTGTATCTGTAAATTTTATAAATCCTTCGTTAGTGTTTTGTATCTTTATTACAACTTCAGGGTTCTCAACAGATTCATCTGCGGTTGTAAATATCTGAGGCTCATCATTATCAAATTGAATAACCCATTCACATGGCATAAACGTTTGAATAGTAGGTGCAACAGGTGCACTTATTGTATCTGAATGTGTTAGTTTATTTATTAAAGAAATCAATGTATCCTCTTTAATTTTTTTTCTACTTTTAGCCATTATTTTATTTTAGTTAATTTAGGTAATACCAATTTAGTTTCTTGACGAACAGAAGAAAAAGGTTCGATGATACCTTTAAATTTCTCTTTCATATTTTCCAAAGTAAATTTAGATTTATTCTCATCTTTTAGTAGAATAGATTTTTTTATAAACTCATCATAGTCTTTTTTAACTAATATTAAAACTTGAGCAAATTCATCATAATTTGCGGTAAACCATTTTGAATCCTTAAGTATAAAAGTATCAACTGCACTTTCGTGAACTTCAGTTAATTTACCACCAATCATAATTGCTTTATCCATTGGTAAAAAATCTTTATGACCAGACCAATTAGATGCTATCACTGGTTTACCTGTCATTGTAAATTCAAGTAACGGTCTACCGAAACCCTCACCCTTAGTTAAAGTTACCATCGCCTTTATTTTGGAATGGTTATATAATTTATTCATTTCTTCATTTGATAAATCACCAAACAAAAGATAAATTGGCGGTGGATTTCCAATTCCACCAACAATACCTTCTATCTTTTTTCTAAATGATTCTCTTTCCTTAACTGAGAATGTTGCTGATGATGTTTTTAATACAAGAGCAGGTGGATTCGAATCATTTTTAAACGCTTCAGCAAAACATCTAATCAACATACCCACATCTTTTCTATCTTGACCAATATCACCTTTTAACCAGTGACCAACAAACAGATATGCAAAGTCCTCTTTAATATCAATATCCAAACCTTCTCCATTATCATTGTAGATTGATGTATCAACACCTTCAAATAAAACTTCTATAGGTCTTTCAATTTTATGTTGCTTTGTTAATTTACCTGTATTTTGTTCATTTTCATTATATACGGTTTGTAATAAAACGTCTTTAGAAAATGTAGATGTGGCAATAATTAAATCCATTCTATTACACCCATCAATCCAATCCTTTGGAGCAATGGTAGTCTCAATACCTGCGGTTATACCAATATTAAATTTACCAACTCTTTGGAATTCATTTGGTACAGTTACTTGAACGTATATATCAGGAGTACTGTTTAAACTTGTAACGATATTAGACTCAATCCATTTATGAAATGTATTGTCAGATTCTAATGCCGTTAATGGAGTTGACCCCCATATACAACTATCGATTTTAATATCAAACATATCCATTTCATACAATGCCTGTAATAAATCTCTTGAATGTGACCCATACCCACTTCTTGTTTTAACAGGTCCTCTAAATAATAAAAATGGTTTACTCATATTATATAATCTTGTATAAATTAAATCTTTCACGTGGTTTAAAATTCTCAAGAGTTTGTTCAATACCCTCAATCATTTTATCACACATTATTTTATTTGATAGATTCTTAATCATAAATTCTCTACCCTTTAATCCTTTTTCTTTTCTTTTCTTTTTACCAAACTTATACATCTTCATGATAGTGTTTGCAACATCATTGTCATTAACTCTATCATCAAAAATGTATGGAGTTGGTACCGAACCATTCAAATTAATCGCTGATGCCCAAATAGGTTCTGCCCATTCACCGTGAGATATTTTACCATATACGTCTTTATTATGAAGTGTCCCCACTTCAATATAATCATCCTCAGTATACTCAAATCCACATTGATCTTGTAATCCACCGGTAACATTAACAATGATTGGTACTCCTGCCATTAAACTCTCTGCGGTTGTTAAACCAAATCCTTCATTATTGGCAATGTTAATTGTACAATCAACACCATTATAAATTTCATTTAATTTATCTTGTTCTAATTTTAAATTTGTAAACTTAACATCATAGTCACTACAAAGAGCATCAATAACCGCAGGTAAATCTGTTCCATTTTCATCAACTGGGTTTGTGTGCATTAATAGTAAACACTTATCGGCCTTCTCTTTTGGAAGCATATCACAAAATAATCTGAACGAATATATCACATCACTTGGTTGTTTCCTTCTAATGTTTCTGCTGTTAAAAAATAAAACAAAATCATATTTCTTATGTCCATGAATTAAATTATTAACATCGTCTGATATTCTATCCAACGGTTTAAATAAATCTGGATTAATACCGTGAGGAACATAAGTAATTTGCCAATCTTTTAATGGATTAAATGTTACCTTATCGGTTCGTTTACCGACACGATGAACAATACCATATGTTTGTTTAGATATACAACCTAACCAATCACAAGATTCGTAAAAATCTCTATTGTATTGTGGGTCAGGTAAATCATCCCATATATGATAAAATAAAATTGGTGTGTGTTGTCTAATTTCATGTTCATTATCATATAACCACTGCCAATAATGAGGATCAGTAAAATGTAAAATAGCGTCAGGTTTTTCTTCAGCAATTAATTTACGAAGAATTCCCATATCACCATATCCATTATAGGGTATTATTTTTAAATAGGCGTCCTTAACACCGGTTCTTGCTCTAACATCATCATTAACATCAACAGTTTTACCAAACTCAGGATGTTTTATTGCTGCGCCCAATTGAACCCAATCGTATTTGTGTAACGTACCTAACACAATTTCTTTTGACATCGTGGCAATACCAGATGTCATTCTTAAATCGTCAGATAATAAAAGTATTTTTTTCTTCATATTAGTATTTGGATCCACTTACTGACAAATCAGTATAGTTGTTTATTTTATTTCTATAGGATTCATCTTTTATGTATAAATCCAAAGACCTATTAACCAATTTTTGTAAATTAATATTACCATCTATTGCGTTAATTTTAAATTTTTTGTAGATACCTTCTAAGATATGAACACTTGTTAATTTTTTTTCTACTATCATATTCAAATATATATTTATTTATTGATATATTACATTGGTTAAAAAATATCGTCGATTAAGACGATACTTCCATAAATCGTTCATATGAACGATACTATTGATTATTTAAACGGTCAATAATAACCTCAATTTGAGGATTACCATTGGTTTGTTCTGGAGCTGGTGCGGGTTGGGTAACGACTGGTGTTCCTGATTCAGTTAATGTTATTGTTGATACCGCAGCTTGTGCTGGAGAATTTTGATTGTTTTTTTTACATCCACATCCCATAGTGATTCTTTTTTTATAAATATTTTGGTTTATTGTTTTTTATTTCCTATATTTTACTAAAGTATACAAAAAAAATATTAAAAAACAAATGGAAAAAGACTTTAAACCTGTAAAAAGTGTACATAATTCAAATTATGACGCAATTAAAAACATTATGGAACTTTATAAAATCGAAAGATTTGATTTAGATTGTACATATTCTAAGGGTGCATTTTGGAAAGACCTACCTGGCCCCGTTCATAAGTCTGATTTGTTACCAATAAATGACACGGTAATTGGTGCCAGTTCTGAAGATTTACCATTTCCCGATGGTTCTATGTCGAGTATAATGTACGACCCACCATTTGTTATAGCTGGTGCAACATATAAAAACAATAAAGAGGGGAGTTCTATAATTTCTAAGAGATTTGAGGGATATACCAATTATGATGATTTGATGAAAAATTACTTTAATACCCTAAAAGAACTATATAGAGTGTCCGTAAAAGATGGATTAGTTGTGATGAAATGTCAAGACACGGTATCGGGAGGTAAAAATCATTTTACACATTCTATGATAATGAATATGGCAATGGAAATTGGGTTTTATCCTAAGGATTTATTTATTTTAGTGTCTAATGTAAGAATTAACAGTTTTGGAACAAAATGGACCAAACAAGAACACGCGCGGAAGTATCACAGTTATTTCATTATTTTACAAAAAACTAAACCTAAAGTTAAATACGATTATAAAAAATTCATTAATTAAATATTTATATAAAAGGTTTTACTAATGAATATTAAGAAAAATAGATATAAAAACCCAACATCTTGTGTCTATAAAATCGTAGTTAAAAATTATCTCTATATTGGAAGTACCGCTATTTTTTCAAAAAGAAAATACGAACATTTTTGGAAATTAAAGAAAAATATTCACCCTAATCAAATACTCCAAAATATTTTTAACAAATATGGTGAAAAAGAATTTATTTTTTCAATCGTGGAGGAAATTGAAGTTAATAAATTAATCGAAACGGAACAAAAATATATTGATTTATATAGGGATAATGATGATTTTAGATTAATTAATATTTTAACAACCGCAGGATCAAGTTTAGGTTACGTTTGTTCTGAAGAAACACGAGAAAAGAAAAGAATTTCAATGTTAGGTAAAAATAAAGGGAATAAGAGAAATGTTGACTTTTGTTTAGAACAATCAAAAAGACAAAAGGGTAGAATAATAACCGAAGAATGGAGACAAAAAATTTCATCTTCACTCAAAGGAAGAAAGGGTCCTAATAAACCAAAAAGATTTATTGAAATAAACAATAAAATTTATTCGTTTAAGGTCTTTTCTGAAATGGTTAATTGTGATGTTAGTACACTTTACCAAACAAAAAAGGAATACACCGAAAAAAAATATAATTGTAAAATTATTATTTTACAGGATTCTGAGGAGATCCCAAGTACATAGCCACTTTATCCCCTACTCTCCATCCATTTGACGTTCCTGCGGGAAATTCAATGACATGGTCACCGATACCTGTGTATTTAGGTGGATTCATTCGATGAGAATCCTCAACTGGACAATTTGAATGAATGTGGTTGATTCGATTATTAAGAACAAAAATAATATCCAAAGGTAATAGACAGTTCTTCATCCAAAATGAATGGTGTCCCTTACCCATTTTAAAGACCATACAACCATCCAATGACTCACGACCCATCATACCCCTACGAATGTCTTCTGGCGTTGACAGGTACTCTGCATTGAAGGTTTTATTATTAATATGAACAGACATAACTATAATTATTTGGAATTATAAAAATAAATCATTATATTTGAATTATGAATAGTATATTTGACGGTTTGTTGGAATTTCCATCACAAAATGATTTCGATTCTTTCGTGGAGTCTATGGATAAAAACAGCGCAATTAAAATGATTGAACTCTCAATCATTACCAATCAACAAAAAGGTGTGTATTCCTTAGAGGAGTCTCACATATTATATAAATGTTTAATTAAATTAAAAGAAAATGCAAATCAAAATCAGGGAGATAGTATACATAATGATGATACTAACGGGGATATTAATTGAAAAATATGGAATTAAAAACGCCAATCCAGAATTAGTAAAATATTTTGGTTGGGGGGCAATTAGTTTAGGTTCATTTAACTTGGTATTAGACTACCTTAGAAAACCTAAAAAGAAATAATGTACGTTAAACAAACCATAATATATGTTATTATAATAATGATAGCATCAATATGGATAACATATGATTTAATAAAACATAAAAAAAAATAATATGGCAAAGTACACCAAAAAATGGGACAAGGAGTTTACTAAAAAGTACTCCAATTGTCTAAAAGAATTAGAGTCTCTTGAGAGAGAATTTAAAACTATGGTTGAGGATAATCCAGATAATTATATATCCGTTTATCCTGAAACATCGAACATTGAGTTAGGAGAAGAAAATGGTTTTTACATTTATGATTGTGGTAATGATGCTGACCCCCATGTTGACATTCAATTATCAAGTACAATTGGTTCTTTTAATTTTACATTTAGTGATGTGAAAAAACTTATTGAGTTTAGAGATGAATTAATGAAGGCGATTGACACATTTAAAAGACCATTAGAAAAAGAAAAAAACATCATCGACTCAGATTGTGATGAGGATTTACCAGAAGATACTGAAGAAACAGAATGGGAAATTAAAGCCGAACAACCATTAGTGCAATCATGGACGTATACTGTTATGGCTAAAAGTGCTTGTGAAGCAATAAAGAAAATAGAAGAAGGAGAAGAAGATG